CGCCTTGGCCGCCTGGGTCAGGTAGCCGACCGGGTACGCCTTGCCGTCGGGGGCCTTGTAGAGGTGGGCCGCCCCGGCGGTCCCCAGGGCGGCCTGAATGTCGGACATTTTGAGTTACTCGTAGGGGGTCGGGTCGGGACTCGGGAGACGCGGAGTACACTCAGGTGACGACGAACGAGCCGTTGGTCTTGGCGGTGACCTCGACCTCGGCGGCCCCCTCGACGTTGGTGCCGTACTTGAGGTTGACGATCACGCAGTTGTCGATGGTGAAGCTGACGGCCCCGCCGACGCCCAGGGTGAAGGCGGCCGAGCCGCCGGGGGTGAGGCGGGCCAGTTCGGTCTTGAACGGCCCCTTGGCGGTGACGGTGCCGTCCTTGAACCCGGACAGGAACTCGCGGAAGTCCCCGACCGACTCGAAGTTGGTCACGTCGATGCGGGAGTTCTCGACGGTGAGGCTCCACTCCTTCATGGGGTAGCGGACGCCGCCGACGATGAACCAGGCGTCTTTTCCGGCGTAGAACGGCATGCTTGGCGTCTCCGGGTCAGGTGTCGAGCAGCGCCACCACGTCGAGGGTCAGCGTGCCCGACCCCGTGTTGGTGACCTTGATGTTCTTGTGGGTGCCGTCGATCGTCTCGCCGGCCGACTCGGCGAACAGGAACACCCCGCCGGCCGGCACGGTGACCGCCGGGGTGGTGCCCGAGAGAAACCAGGTCAGCCCGTTGCTCGCCCCCGGCTCCAGCTTGGCCTCGGCGTTGGTGCCGGTCGGCACCAGCATCAGCAGGTAGACCTTGGCGGCGGCCACCGCCGTCCCCAGCGGGTCGGTGAAGCTGGACAGGTCGATGGTCTGGTCGGCGGCGGCGCTGACCGTGTAGCGGGCGATGAACAGGGCGGTGGCGGTGGTGTCGGGGTCGAACGACAGGCGGTAGGCGGACGAGTCGTTGTAGCGGGCGGTGTTGAAGCCGGAGATCGCCTTGAGCAGCGACCAGGCGACGTTGACGGTCACCGAGCTGGAGTCAAGAGCCACTGCGTGTCTCCTTGGTGCGGAAGGTGAACAGCTGGAGGCTCACGTCGCACAGGTGGTCCAGCCCCTCCAGGTCGAAGTTCGGGGCGGCGTTGTAGTCGGCGTCCATGACCGGGGTGCCCGGCAGGGAGGTGCGGTAGAGGGCCTGGCGGGCGGCCTCGCGGTAGGCCATCTGCGCCTGCAGGGCGGCCTCCGACGCCAGGGTCGCCCCCTGGCCCTGCATCACGGCGAGGACCACCGGGTGGTCGAGGAACACCACCTCCTCGAAGGCCACGTCGGCGACCGCCTCGCCCAGCGGCGCCAGCACGGCCATCGGGAAGGTGTCGCCGTGGTCGCGGTCGAAGTACGGCCGCTTGCGGATCTTGACCCCGACCCCGGCGAACGCCGGGTCGGCCGACAGCAGCGCCCGGCAGGCGGTCAGGATGTCCCAGTAGACGCTCATGACACCTTCCGGCAGAAGCACAGGTGGCGGGTGGCGAACGTCTCGGAGTTGGCCGTGGCCACCTCCCAGGTGCCCCGCGTGACGGAGACGATGCGGTCCCCCCGGCGGGGGGCGAACTCCATGCCCTCGGCCTTGAGGTGCCAGTGGGCGAACTGCTGCATCACCTCGGCGGTGCCGGCCCCGCCCATTGACGAGCCGAGCAGCCCGCCGCGAGAGTGCAGGATGTTCAAGTGCCCCTCCAGGGCGCGGTGCAGGCCGGTGACGGTCGCGGTCTGCACCACCTCGCCGGCCAGGTTCCGTCGCTGGTAGGTGACGGCCTCGGTGTTGTCGAACAGGTCGAAGTCGTCGGACAGGTCGAGGGCCATCAGTACATCTGGCTCTTGTGTTCGTAGGGCGCCTCGGCGTTGATCAGCCGGTTGATCAGCGTCAATTGAGACAAAAGAGAGTTGTAATACTCGTTGTAGCTGACCGACTGGCCGTCGATCGAGTAGGTCGGCTTGGGGTCGGCGGTGACCGCCGCCACCTTGGCCAGCAGGTTGTCCTTGGCCGTCTGCAGGTGTTCGAGCGCGCTAGGCATCGGCCCTCCGCACGGTCGGGGTGTGGACGGTGCCGAGCAGGCCGCAGCGGCGGCGGTACTCGGCCCAGGCGGCGTCGGCGTCGGCCGCCTCGACCGTCAGGGTCGGCGAGTAGGGCAGCGACACCACCCAGCGGGCCGGGGTCGCCGCCGCCGGGGCCGGCTCGGGGGCCGGCTCCGGGGGTCGGGACTTGCGGGCCATTACGCCTCCGAGGTGGACTGGACGACGTGGCGGGGGTCGTAGACGCAGGGCACACCGAAGCTCGACGCCTTGATGGCGATGACCACGTCCTGCTGGAACTCGTAGGGGTTCTGCGGCGGCGCCTGCTCCACCCGCATCGGGTAGACCTCACGCCAGATGAACGCCTTCTGGAAGTCGCCCCAGTAGAGGCGCTCCTTGGTGTTGGCGGCGCTGACCCCGGCGTCCACCAGCAGCTTGCGGGCGATCGGGCTGTGGTGGATCGTGTACGGGTTGTCCAGCGGGTTGCCGGCCACCACCTGGTCGCCGGTGCCGGTGGTGATGTCGCCGGATCGCGTCTCGACGGCGTTGAGAATACGCTTCAGCTCGTACCGCTTCTCCGGCATGCAGAAGATGGCGTTCGGCCGGACGTTGATGAGGCGGCCGGTAATCGGGTCCACCATGCGGTAGAACAGCTGCTCGACCGTGTTGACGTGGGTGTAGTTGGTGACCGTGGTGGACGGGCAGTCGTTGACGTAGACCCCCGTGCCCAGGGTGTCAACGTAGGTGTTGAGGGCGTTGCCGTTCCACTGGTAGGGGTTGTCCAGGCCGAGGACGACCCGCAGCTTGCGGACCTCGTCCTTGTAGCCCAGACTGCGGCCGATGCTGGCGGCCGAGTCCTGCGCCTGACCGGTTAGGTCGCTGAAGACCATCTCAAAGCCGACGAGGCAGGTGTGGCCGTACTTCTCGGGGCTGGGCAGGGTCACCCACGACTCGTAGAAGCGGGTCGCCGGGTACGGCTCCAGCTGGTTGAGCAGCTTCGGCTCGCTGTCCACGTCGGACAGGTAGGGGACCTTGTGCTCCTTCAGGTTGCCGCCGGGGTTGGGCATCGTCCGCATCAGCTTGGAGCCGATGAAGTCCGGCGACTGGTACTTCTCCTTGACGATCGTCACCAGCAGCTGGCCGGTGATGTTATAGAACGTCGAGGCGTCGTTCGCCTCGGCCGCCTCCAGGGTGTGCAGCCGGCCGGACTGGATCGCCTTGAGCTTCCGCTCGGCCGACAGGTAGTCGCGGCCCAGGAACGTCTCGGCGAGGTCCGGCAGGCGGATCGCGTAGGGGTCGATCTTCCTGGTGCGGATCGCCTCGTCGAGCGTCTCGGCGGTGTTCTGCACGCCGTGCGCTTCGATCAGGCGCTTCAGGCCCTGTGCAAGACTCATTGTGTACTAGGCTCCTCTGCGAGGGGGGGTTGGCTCAGGACTGGCGGGCGGCCGGCATGAGGGCCGACAGGATCTGGACCTTGACCTTGGTGGCGCTGGCGGCCGACTCGACGACGCGGCCGATGGCCAGCGCCTCGGTGGCGACGGCGACGACCTTCTCGTCCTCCAGGGCGTTGCCGCTGGCCTTGGCGGGGCCGACCTTGTCGCCCACGGCGAAGTTGGCCGAGGCGCAGTCGAACTCCCAGACGCCCCCGGTGGCCACGCGGATGCGGTTGTCGGTGCTGTTGCCGTGGACGCGGGCCACGGTGGCGACCTTGTCCTGGGCGGCGACCCCCAGGAACAGCGGCGTGAAGGCCGTCTGGGTGGTCGCGATGTTGGTGTCCCAGGTGGTGTCGGAGGCCAGCACCAGGGTGTCAGACGACATGCCGACGATAGCCCCCGTGCTGACGGCCTTGGCGGTGGCGACGGTCACGAACACGGGGTTCGTCTCGCCTCGGATGTAGCGTGCTCCCATTCGGTCACTTCCCCTCGGTCAGAGCCTTGATGAGGTCGTCCACGGTCAGCGTCTTGCCCCCGGCGGCGGGGGCCACGCTGACCGGCTGCCGCACCTCGGCGAGGGCGGCCTTGCGGTCGTTGATCAGCGCCTCGCGGGCGGCGTCGTCGGGGGCGGCGGTCAGCAGCCCCAGGAACACCTCCGACAGCGCCTTGCCCTCCAGCCCGGCGGCGCGGGCCATCTTCTCGGAATGCTCGCGGGCGAGGCGGGCGGCCTCGGTCCCACGCAGCCGGTCGTAGGCGGCGAGCAGCCGGTCCACCGCCGGGTGGGCCATGGCGCGGCACGCCTCCTCGGCCCTCTCGTCGGAGTCCGGCCTCTCCTCGGGCGGGGCGGGCTTCTTCTTCGGCTTGTCCTCCCCGTCGCCCTCCTCCTCCTCCTCCTCCTCCTCGGACTCCCCCTCGGCGGGGGCGTCGGCGGGGGCGGCGAGGCTGGTCAGATCGAGGGCGGTGAGGATCTTGTCCCGCTTGGCGTCCGGCGACAGGGTCGGGTCGGACATGATGACGGCAAGCAGCTCGGCGACGGCCGCGTCGAGCGTCGGCTTGACCGGGGCGTCGGGCGGCGGGGCGGTCGGGTCGGGGATGATCGGGTTCATGCTCTCGTGAATTCCCTTGGTGGTGGCCGGCTCGGCGACGAGGTCCACCGACTCGACCTCTTCCAGCTCGTAGACCACGTCCACCCCGTCCTCGCGGCGGACCTTGCCGTAGGCCGAGTGGCTGAAGCCGACCCCGTTGGGGTCGTGTTCGAGCCAGCCGGCGAACACCTCGGCCATCGGGTGGGCGGGGTTGTAGCGGAGGTCGCCGCGCAGCCCGTTGCCGTCGGCGTAGCGGACGTTGACGACCCGGCCGAACTTGTCGGCGAACCGGCGGGGGCCGCCGGTCAGGTCGTGGTCGATGTAGACGGGGCGGCCCTCGTACAGCCCGTCAGCCACCGCCCGAAGCAGAGCTTCGGGGGTATACCGTCGTTTGTTGGCCGACTCCAGGCCCAGCACCCTGATGTCCTTGACCAGGCCCGCCCGGCGTTCCGGGGGCGACAGCCCCGCCGCCGGGGGCGACAGGCTGCTGAACTCCCGCAGCCTGGTTCTTGGCTCGTTCGACGGCAAGGTGCTCCTCCTCGACCTCGGGATCCCAGCCCTGCTCGAGCCGGATGGTGGTCAGCGACTTGGCCCCGATGGCGTTGTAGATCTGGTCCACCTGCGCCTCCTTGGCCAGGTCGCGGACGACGAGGCTGGGCGGCTCGGCCTGTATGTCGATCATGTCCTCGACCCCCGCCGGCAGCAGCCCGCAGCGGGCGGCGTGGGCGAGCTGCCGCCAGAGCAGCGAACGGTGCCCGTACCGCCGCCGGGCGAGGTGGACGGCGAGGTAGTCCTGGATCCGCTGCATGGTGCGGACGAACGGCGCCTCGGCGGCCAGCGTCGAGGCGTAGTTGGTGCCCGAGGCGTCACTGGAGATCAGGTACTCGGGCATGTTGAAGCGGGCGCCGACCGACCGGATGATCATCTGGTAGACGGCGACGTGGTCGGCGGCGGCGATGTCCGCCGAGGGGAACTCGTAGTCGGCCGAGTCCGGCAGCGTCATGATGGTGCCGAACCGGAACCGCTCCATCGTCACCGAGTCCTGGGTCGCCGGGTCGGTCACCCGCAGGTCGGCCTGGTTGTTCAGCAGCGTCTGGGCCACGCTGGAGACGGTGCCCTTGAGCTTGCGGATCATGGCGATCTTGGCCCGGTTCTTGGCCAGGCTGACCGTGCTGGTGAGCAGATCCTCGGCGTGCCGCAGGTTCGTCTCGACGGAGTAGAACGGCGACAGCCCCCGCTTGGAGAACGAGGGCGTTTCGAGGTACTTGACGTGGACGACCTCGTCGGCGGGGACCAGCGTCGGGGCGGGGTTCTCGTCGGGCAGCCCCTCGACGACCCAGTAGCCCTCGACCGACTCCACGTCGTGCTTGCGGGTGCGGACGCCGAAGGAGTTCTCGGCCGAGTCGTTGTCCCCCAGCGGGCTGCGGACCATGTCCGGCTCGACGAAGCGGACGGCGAGCAGGCCGTTGGGCTGCGGGAACAGCCGCAGGAACGCCTCGCCCTCGATGTCCAGGCGGGCGACCAGCTCGGCCTCCCGCTCGGCCATGCGGTTGTAGTCCGTGAACACGTCGAGCAGCTTCTGGGCCTGCTCGACGACCAGCGCGGGCACCCCGTCGCGGGCCGGGCACGCCTTGTACTTGAACCCCTTGCCGACGGCGTAGGACTGGCGGGCGGTGGTCACCGCCTGGGCGATCTCGTTGTTCACGGCGAGGGCGCGGAGCCGGCGGCGCAGCCAGGTCAGCTGCGACTCGGTCAGGAAGGCGGGGATGAACTCGCCCTTCTTCTTCCGGTCGAGCCACACCGGGGTCGCCCCCGGCGGCAGCGGGCCGAACCCGTACTGGTCGCCGATCCCGTAGTCGCGGGGGTCGAGGAACGGCTGCGACAGCGCGTCGGAGGCGGCGATCGACTCGGTCAGGTCGGCGGCCGACCGCAGGATCCGCAGGGCGGCCTTGCGTGCCTCGGCGAGTAGCTCCTGGTCGGTCATAGGCGGTCCAGTATCTCCGCGAGCCGGGGGTGGCGGACCACGTCCTCGGCCCCGAGGGTCACCCAGCGGACGCCGGGCAGGGGCGGGGCGGTGAGGCGGGCGGCCAACTCCAGCAGGGCCGGCGGGCCGGGCAGGTCGCTCTGGTGGGGGTCGCCGGTCAGCACCACCTTGCCGTGCCGGCCGAGGCGGGAGACGAAGGCGACCAGCTGGGCGTAGGTGCAGTTCTGGGCCTCGTCGAGCAGGGCCACGCAGCGGTCGAACGTGCGGCCCCGCACGAACCCCAGCGGCACCACCTCGGCGTTGGCCTTGAGCCACTCGGCCGGCTTGACGGAGGTGACGTTGGCCAGCACGTCGTGGACGGGCAGCAGCCAGGGGTGCATCTTCTGCTCGACCCGGCCGGGCAGGAAGCCCATCTGCTCGCCGGCCACGGTCACCTGCGGGCGGGTCAGCACCAGCCGGTCGTGCCGCCGGGCGGCCACCGACTGGGCGGCCAGGGCGGCGGCCAGGTGTGTCTTGCCGGTGCCGGCCGGGCCGGTGAGGACCAGCACGTCGCACCGCTCGAACGCGGCCATCGCGGCGGCCTGCCCCGGCGTTCTCGGGGACAGGACGACCTGGTCCTTCAACCGACCGTCTCGTAGGCCACCCAGCCGGACACCTGCACGGCGCCGCCGAGGGTGAGGTTCAGCGCCTCGCCGTAGCCGCACAGCAGGACCGCCGGGGTGTCCAGGGCGTTGCCCGGCGGCACCGTGTGCGGCACCCCGGTGATCATGCTCATGGCCCCGGTCAGGTCGGTCGAGCCGGAGACGAACTTGGCCGTCACCGCCCCGGCGGCCACCAGGTGGTAGCCGGTGACCTTGTAGCGCTTGTCTGCCTTGGGGGCGGCGACCAGGGCGGTGGCCCCGGAGGCGGCGGTATCGACCTTGACGATCATGTGGCCTCGACGTAGGGGTAGCGGCCCTTGACGCGGCGGTTGACGAACCCGCCCTTGGAGTCGGTCGAAACGAACTGGGTGAAGGTGCCGACGTAGACGCCGGAGTACCAGTACGTCCGGCCGTTGACGAACCGCACCGCCAGCACGCTCTCGGCCTTGGCCTTGCCCGGCGGCCGGTAGTAGCTGATGGCGGCCACGGCGCTGGAGACGACCGCCGCCCAGTTGTCGGCGTCGTTGAAGTAGGCGTGAACGTCGGCAAGCCGGTCCTCGGCCTTCCGGTTGCGGGTGAAGGCCGACAGCCCCAGGAACGACTTCATGAAGGTCAGCGGCTGGTCCACTCAGCGGCTCGCCGGGGGCGGGTAGAGGCAGAGGTTGAAGGCGTCGGCCACGTCGGGCGACCGGCCCATCTCCTCCTTCATGGCATCCTTGGGCGTCACCTGCACGCGGCCGTCGTTGCGGACGACGTACTTGAAGAACAGCAGCTCCTGGTGCAGCCGCTGGCGGACGGTCGGGTGGACCCTGGAGACGTCCAACTCGGCCCCCACGTCGCGGGCGTGGAAGACCAGCTCGGCGCGGATGTTGAAGTAGCGGTCGTCGCGGTGCGGGGTGCCGGAGGCGTTGACCGCCAGGAAGTTGTGCAGCCCGCCCTGGTCGATGACGCCGCCGCCGACGCCGCCTTCGTCGATGAGGACGGGGATCTTGTGCTCGGGGTTGTGCTCGTCCTTGAGCGACCAGCACAACTCCTTGAGCCGGTTGGCGACGAACGTGGTCGGCTGCTTGGCGTACACCTCGGCGTGGGTCAGGCACAACCCCTTGCGGGCGAAGATGACCGTCCGGTCGTCGCCGTAGCGGCCCACGTCGCAGCCCAGCACCACCGGCCAGCGGGGGTCCGGCTCGCGGCGGTTGGCGTCCATCTGCTCCCACAGCCGCTCGGACCAGACGCCCATGACCGCCTGGCGGGGGCGGCGGCCCAGGCAGCGGGCCTCGGCGATCGGGCCGGGGCGGAACCGCTTGCCGGCCAGTTCCACGTCGCCGGGCTGCGGCTCGTCGGTCGGCAGCAGCAGGGTCGAGTCCTCCAGCAGCATGGTTTCCAGCTGCTCGGCGGTGATCGCCCCGGCGATCGGCTGCGGCAGGCCGGCGCAGGCGGCCACCACGTTGGGGTGTTCCAGGCAGGACAGGGTCACCCTGGCGAAGGTGCCGTGTTCGTCCGCCTCGTTCTCCTTCTGGTGGCAGGCCGAGCCGGACTGGGTCGGGTTGTAGAAGGCCACGAACCGGCTGTTGTTGTCCAGCATGGTCTTGAGGGCCATCCAGAACTCCGGCCCGATGCCCTCGGCCTCGTCGAAGATGATCAGCAGGCCGCCGGGGGAGTGCTGGCCCTGGAAGCGGGTGGCGTCACGGGCGGTGAACCCGTGGGCGAAGTGGTCTGGGGTGGTCTGCATCCTGGGGATGCGCGGGCCGACCCAGTGGTCGGGCAGGCCCGCGCGGTAGGCCAGGGTGCGGATCTCCTTCCACAGGATGTCCTTCACCTGCCGGTCGGTCGGGGCGGTCGTCAGGCACAGGCCGGGGTAGCGGCAGTAGTGCCACCAGGTGGCCAGGCAGGCGCCCAGGAACGACTTGCCGACCGAGTGGCCCGACGAGGCGAGGACGCGGTAGGGGGGCCGCTGCATGGCCTCGACGACCGCCACCTGCTGCGGGGTCAGGGAGGCGTCGAGTACGTCGGAGATGAACCCCAGGGGGTCGTCGCGGTACTGCGGGAAGGCGGCGGCCGGGCGGCGTTTACTCGCCCTCCGCTCCATCTCCCGCCGCAGGGCGTTCAGCTTCTCCCTCAGGCCCATCGTCGGACTTCACCTTGCTGCGGAGGTCCGCGATCTCGCTGCGGAACTCCAGGTTTTCGATGTACCGCAGGGTCTGGGTGAGCAGCTTGTCGGCCGCCAGGATGCGATCCTTGTTCGGCTTGCTCGACTCCATCTCCTCGGCGAGAGTGGCGGCGGCGCGCACCGCCTTGGCCTTCATCAGCCGCAGGGCCGACTGGTAGGTGCGCTCCAGGTTGGCCTCGACGGCCGCCTGGAAGTGCGGGTCTTCGAGCCACTGCAGGACGACCCGCTCGGACACCGCCAGCCGCAGGGCGGCCTCGCGGACGCTCCGCGCCTCGGCCAGCACCTCGACGGCGTCCCGCTGCTGCTTGGTCAGCTTGACGGCGTTGTGCTGGTTGCTCACGGGGTGGCGTCCTGGAGGGCGTAGACCTGCAGGTTGCAGGCGGTCGTGTTGGTGACGTACAGGGCGGTCACGTCCACCGTCAGCGGGTTGTCGTGGCCGCAGCCGGTGTACCAGAACAGCGGCGTGTCGGCGAGCAGCGTCAGCGTGTCGTCCGGGGTGGTGCCGTTGTTCGTCTCGACCGTACACGCCTCGTCGGCGACGATCATCAGCGACTTGAGGGCCGACACGTCGATGGCGCAGTTGATCTTGAAGTTGGTCTGGTTGGCGGCCACGTCCTCGTCGATGGTCACCTCGCCCGATGCGGTGGTGGCCACCGAGTTGCTGACCGCCTCGCCGGCGCGGCTCCAACTGACCGTGATGGTGTGCGTTGCCAAGGCTGTCTCCTGGTGTGCGGGTAGGGGGGTGGTCCGGGGTCGAACCGGGGCCGCGCCCGAGCGCGCTCCACCCCGCCGGTTGCCGGCGCCGTCGGGCGGCGTAGGGGCGGGACCGGCCTCTACCTATACGTCGCCGGGCGGGCCGTCCGGCATCACCGATTTAAGGATTTTCCGAATCTTTTTTCTCGCCCTTTCGACGGTCGCCGGGCCGACCCCGAGCAGGGCGGCGGCGTCGGCCACCGTGCGGCCCTCGGCGAAGGTCAGCCGGAAGACGGCGAGGTGGTTGGGGCCGAGGTGGCGGGCGGCGAGCTCCTCGACCGGGTTCACCCCCGGCGGGGCGACCGCCGGGGGGGAGCCGAGCCGGGCGTGCCGCCAGAAGCGGCGGATGCGGCTGGCCAGGGCGTCGATCAGCCGGGGCCACTCGCGGGCGGGGCGGGGGCGGGCGAGCAGCGCGGCGACCGCGTCCTGGAACAGGTCTTCCCGCTCCTGGTCGGCGACCCACTGCAGGCCGCACAGCGTCCGCAGGCGGTCGAGGTCAGCGGGGGTCACGGGGGCGTCCTTCCAGGTCGGACAGCTGGCGGACCAGCAGCGCCCGCAGGCGGCGGAACGTGGCCTTGTGGATGCGGAGCATGTCGCAGACCTCCTGGACCCCCAGGTTGAGGACGTAGTAGGCGTGGCCGAGCAGGAACTGCTGCTCGCCGACGGCCGCCCGGTGCCGCTCCAGCACCTCGGGGGTGACCCACCGGAGCTTGTGCATGCCGCCCCGGCGGACGTTCGCGCGGAACGACTTGCAGAACTCCTCGACGTAGCCGGCGAGCAGCCGGCGGGCCTCGGCCATCGTCGCGCGGTCGGACAGGCCGAGGGCGACGGCGGCGGTGGCGGCGGCCACGGCCAGCTCGGGCAGCACGGCGGCCACCCGGTCGTCCTTGGCCCGGCCGAGCCACTCGTACCGCAGCCGGCGGTGGACGCGGTCGGTGTAGGGGGTCACTTCTTGGCCTTTCGGGGACGCAGCCAGGAGAACAGCAGGAACTCCCGCCCCCCGGCGAACACGGTGTCGGTACAGGTGAACCGCAGCGAGCGGAGCCACAGCTGCGCCGGCAGCCACTCGGCGGCGACGTAGGAGTAGACCTCGGCCGCCTCGGTGCGGCGGCGCAGCCAGTCGATCAGCCGCCGGCCGTGCCCCTGCCGCTGGCGGGCCGGGTCCACGGCGAGGTTGACGACGCACAGCTTGGTCTTGCGGGCGGGGACGACCGTGGCGAAGGCGACGACCTTCCGCCGGTCGGTCAGCACGGCGGTGGTCAGCGGCTGCTCCAGGGCGGCGGCCATGTCCTCGGCGCCGAGCCGGTCGGACGGCCCGAAGGCGGCCCGCTCGATCTCCAGCAGCCGGGGCACGTCGCCGGGGCCGGCGAGGCGGATGGCCATGTCACACCCCCAGCGGCACGAGGGCCGGCACGCCGTCGCGGACCACGGCCGCCCCCAGGCACGGGCGGTTGCGCAGGTGCCGGCCGTAGCGGAACGCCGGGGCGGCCGGGTCGATCAGACAGCCGGCGTTCATGCCCCAGATGCGGTCGAACGGGCCGGTCAGGTAGTTGATCCCGGCGTGGGCGTGGACGTGGCCGATGACCGTCGGCCGGCGGTTCTGGGTCGCCGCCTTGACGTGGGCGGTCGCCCCGGAGAACCCCTCGCCGTGCATGTAGACCACGCCGTCGAGCCACCACTCCGACTGCCGCACCCAACCGGGGGTGTCCAGCACCTCCGAGGCGTCCCGCAGGAACTCGCCGGTCAGACCCGCCTCGGCGGCGCGGAGCCACGGCCGGGCGGTGTGGTTGCTCTCGCAGACCATCGCCTCGGGGAACAGGTCGCGGAACGGCCGCAGAGCGGCGCGGGCGGCGGCGAGTTCCGCCGAGGGGGAGTCCATGTCCGGCTGCTTGGCGAACCGGCTCCAGGCCGCCGCGTCCAGCTCGTCGCCCAGCAGGACGACGGCGTCGGGGCGGACGGCCTTCTTGAGCCGCCGGAGGAACCCCAGCGCCTCGGGGTGCTGCCAGGGGCAGTGCAGGTCGGGGACGACGAGGACGTTCAAACGATCATCTCCGCTCTGAGGTCGAGGACGGGTTCGTAGGGGGCGTCGAGGGTGAAGTCGTCGGCGCGGAAGGCGTCGGCCGACGGCCGGTAGACCAGGTTCGGGGTGGCCGGCTGGTCGCCAACGTTCCGGGCGTCGGTGATCCGGCGGGCGAGGTCGGCGTGCGCCTCGTAGAGGTGAACGTCGCCGCCGATCCAGGTCAGCCGCCGGGGGGCGTGGCCGGTGCGGTGCGCCAGCCAGAGCAGCAGCGCCCGGTACTGCACCCAGTTGTGCGGCACCCCGCAGACGGCGTCGGCCGACCGCTGGTAGGTGACGAGGTCGAGCGCCCCGGCCGGGGTGACGAACGCCTGGATGACGGTGCCGTGGCAGTTGGTGATCGGCGTCTCGGGGGCGGCCATGTCGGCGGCGTTCCAGGTGGTGGCCACGTTCCGCCGGGAGAACGGGTGGTCGCGGACCCCGGCGACGAGCAGCTCGACCTGGTCCGCCACCCGCCCGCCGGCTCCGTGGAAGGCGCGGAACTGCCGGGAGTAGTTGTTGGCGACCCGGCCGTCGCGGTCGGCCCACGGCATCCACCACGGGCGGACGGCGGGGTGCAGGTCGTTGATGTCGTTGCTGCCGGAGAGGAACCACTCCATCTCCCGCAGGGCGTTCCGCCAGGCCGTCCGCCGCAGCGACACCAGCGGCGTCCGGTCGAACGACAGGGTCACGGCGGTCAGCCGCCGCACCCGGTCGTTGCGGGTGGTCACCTCGTCCCCGTATTCCAGCAGGTCCAGCAGCATCTGCCGGTAGTCGAAATCGACGGCGTTCATTCCCGGTCCCCTTCCCGTGCCGCCCCGGCGGCGGTAAAATGGTGCATCCCGATCCCCATGGAGGCTCCCGTGAGACGACTCTTGCTGCTCTGCCCGCTGCTGTTCGGCTGCTCCGACCCGACCCCCACCGCCGGGGTGGCCCCCGTCGCCCCCCGTCCGGCCCCGCCTCCCCCGGCGGTCGTGCCCGTCGAGGGCCGGTTCGGCGAGAAGGTCAAGGTCGGCGACCTGGAGATCGTCGCTGAGGCGTACCGCAACCTCGGCCCCAGCGGCCAGTACCGGGGCGAGTTCCAGCAACTGCGTTGCGGCGCGGTCTACCTGAGGGTGACCAACACCCACCCCGGCCGGATCGCCGACTGGCCCGGCTGGCACACCGCCTCGATCACCGACGAGCACGGCAACGTCTTCAAGCCCCTCGACCTCTACGGCTGGACCTGGCTGCCGTCCAACTCGCCCGACCCGGATGGCGGACCCGACAGGGGGGTCAGGATCGATCCGGGCAAGACGCGGGTCCGCCTGGTGTACACCGACGAGATCCCCAAGACCTCCAAGACCCTGTCGGTGTCCGGCGTCTACGCCGGCGTCCCGGTGCGGCTGTACGGCGAGCCACGCTAGAAGCGGTGGTAGTGGGAATGCCGGGTGATGTCGTCGCCCGGCCCGAGCCAGTGGATGATGTCGCGGATCGGCACCGACCGCAGGGTGTGGCTGCCGGTCAGCAGGTAGTTCAGCTGCCACTCCTCGTCGTACCGCTCGGCGTGCCGGTCCAGCCCACGGCCCCACCAGACGGTCTGAGGCAGCACGGTGCGGCGGCGGATGCGGCCCATGCGGTCGCGGTAGGTCAGGCCGACCAGCCGGGGGTTCTCCGTCACGGCACCACCCCCA